GGCTTTGGCCGCCACAAGCATCGTAATTACTTCCCATTCGTCGGGAAGGGAGGCGAGATACTCGTCCAGTAGGTCGGCCAGGGTAGCAGCCGTCGCCAGCTTGGGTCGCCCGATCTTGGCGGTGTCCGCCGTGTAAGTCAACTGTGCCCCGTCCCATACGATTGTGTCGCCAGGCTGCGTAGTGCCGGCATCCATCATCTGCTGCGCTTCCTGCACGATCTCCTCTTCCAGCTTGTCGGCCATAGCTCGCGCTTTTCGCCACATGCCCATCTTTTCCTGTAGATTATTCATGACTGCTTCTCCCTAAAGCGTTGACAAAAACAATTATTCTTCGTGCTCATATCCCAGCATTTTTGCCACATTCAGCAGCGTGGATGTTTTTATCGGCTTGTAGTCTATCTCACGCAAAAATGCGATAAGCGCTAATCGCTGCTGCCTTGCTTCATTGCGCTGCTCGGCTAGCAAGTCTACCGCTGTTGTACCAGTTGCGTAAATAACGTCCAGTGGAGCGTAGATTGTGCGGGCATAAATACCTTTCGCGCCGCGCTCACTGGCGGATGTTTTTAAAAATTCAATACCGCCAGCGCGTATGTACTTGCCGCTCACGGCTTCAGCACTCGCTTCGCGCATCGCTCCTCCAGGAAGCCGTATGACAACGGTATCCCCGACAACAATATCCTCCAAATTGCTCTTCAACTTTATATCCATTCTGACCTCCCACATAATTAAAAATACACAACACTATAACACTATAACACACGCTACACGATAACACAAATCGCACTGCGCACTATATCCGATATATGTACGCTCTTTTGTTTTTTTTGAAATTTGTGCTAGACTGTAGTGGTTGTTATAAATGGTGCAAGAGAAAGGGAGAAAACAATTGTACAGGATTAGCAAAGAGTTCGGCTTTGAGGCCGCACACTTTTTACCAGATTTGCCAGAAGGTCATCCGTGTAAACGTCTGCATGGACATTCGTATCGCGTGCGGGTGGAGTTAGCGTCAGATAGGCTAAACGAATACGGATTTGTGGTCGACTATGGCGATCTGTCGCCGATGCGCGACTATCTAGCCAACTTTGATCACCACTGCCTGAACGACGTTCTGCTCGGCGCAGCGACCGCCGAGCGCCTTGCCAACCTCATCTACATGTGGGCCAAGTCTCACTGGCCACAGGTGCAGCGCGTGGGTGTCAGTGAGACACAAAAGACCTGGGCCTGGTTCGGAGAGGAAGCGCATGAACTACCATACTAGATGGCTGGCAAGTCGTGTAGCATAGAATGGATATTTTGTGCAAACATGGAAAACATATTATAATTCCCTGTATAGAACAACAGTTCTGTAGAAGGGGAAGATATGAGCAAGGAATGCACAATTATCAGATCGACTGAGGCGATGGTCAATAAGGCAATGGTTCCTGTATCTAGCTTGACGAAGGGAAGCCACGCTATTGTCGAATGCGAGTGCCCTCTGTGCGGGGACGTATTTAAGATGAAATACTGCGAAGTCGTTAACCGCGGACACAGTAAGTGCCCCTCGTGCCGAAGAGGTGGATTAGGCAATCGTATTATCGGCAAGGTCTTTGGCCGGTTAACCGTCAAGGAGCGAATAGACGGCAGTCGGGTTCGGGTTGACTGTATCTGTGGAACCGTCGAAATCGTGGAAACGGGTCAATTGCTGGCGGGAAAGAAAAACTCTTGCGGGTGCCTAGCCAGAGATCACATGTCAAAAGTCGGAAAATCAGGGGGTGGCAGCAAGCATTGGAACTGGCAGGGCGGAAGAGCGGCGGGACGCAAAAGGCGCAGTGCCGACAAAGAGCATCGGGCGTGGGCAAAAGCCGTGATGGAACGAGACAACTACACTTGTAGAAACTGCAATCGTAGAGATGGGGCCAAGGCTGCTCACCATCTAAGCAGTTACGAAAAAGACCTCTCCCAACGCTACAACGTAGACAACGGAGTAACGCTTTGCTACAGATGCCATCAATCTTTTCACGCTCACTATGGAAACGCGTGTAGCCCCGAAGACTATGCCGAGTTCTCTAGGAAATACCAAGAAGACCCTGAGCAATTCAGGTTTAAGAGCAAACCGTCGATGGAAGGGCGTCGAAAATTGACGTGGGATAGAGTTCGAAAGTTGCGCGAGTGGTATGCTAGCCAGACGTGGAAAAACGATTCGGCATTTTGCAGGATGGCTGCTGCCCACTACGACATGAACGCTGAATCTATTAGAGTAATTATTAGAAACGAGGCTTGGGTGGAACATGATATACCACGTAAATGAGGCGTATGCTTCAATACAGGGGGAAGGGTCGCTGGCCGGAATCCCCATGATCATCCTGCGCACGCAAGGATGTGGCGTCCTTTGTTCGTTTTGCGATTCAAAACAGACTTGGGCTTTGGCCGACGACGCCTTCACCGTTGACTGGGACGATGCGATGTCGCACCCGGCTAAGTGGGTAGATCGCGATGAGCAGTGGATTGCGCTTGCATTGCGAGAGAAGTTTCCCTCCAGCATTAGCTGGGTGCTGCTCACTGGCGGCGAGCCTGCCGAGCAGCCACTGGCACCGCTAGTGCGATCTTTGCACGACGTAGGCTACTCGGTTGCCCTGGAGACTAGCGGCACCGCTATGGGCCATCTAGGGGCGAGAATCGACTGGGTGTGCGTTAGCCCCAAGGTCAATATGCCTGGTGGTCTGAAGGTTCTCCCCGCTGCCATCGCCAGCGCCGACGAATTAAAATTTGTAATCGGGCGAGAGTCCGATCTTCTGATAATCGAGGAAATCCTGCAATGGCCGACAGCAAGGGATGTCACGATATCGTTGCAGCCAATAAGCCAATCACAGAGAGCGACGGCGATCTGTGTCGAAGCTTGTCTGAAACGAGGCTGGCGACTGAGCCTACAACTCCACAAGTACATCAACCAGCCATAGACCAAAAACACCTAGAAAATTTGTGTAGACAGCTTCTGCTTGCCATTGGCGAAGATCCTACGCGGGATGGCCTGGTGGACACCCCCCGTCGCTGGGCAAACTGGTGGCGGGAGTTTATCACCTACGACCCTGGCAACACCGGCACCACGTTCGAGGCGGTCGAGGCAGATCAAATGATCGTGGTATCGGGAATGCACGTTACTTCCCTCTGCGAGCATCACCTCCTCCCCTTCTGGTGCGATGTATCTATCGGGTATATCCCAGCCCAAGCAGATCCGCGCGTGTTGGGCCTGTCCAAGTTCGCCCGCGTCGCTCATCAATTTTCGCATCGCTTGCAGTTACAAGAGCGCTTGGCACAGCAGATCGCGGATGAAATCACCATACTAACGGGCAGCCCCGACGTAGCTGTCCTCGCATCAGGGCGACACCTGTGTATGGAGATGCGCGGGATCAAAACGCCGGGGCTAATGACCAGCAGCGTCATGCGGGGCAGCTTCCGCTCCTCCGCGGCCGCACGCCAAGAGTTTTTAAGTATGGCGCAACGCAACGAAAATTCTCGACATTCGTAGAGAGAGAGGGACTCTATGCAGCCTAAAAACTACGTCTATCGCTATAATATTTCACAGGCGACGCAGTTTCTTAATGACGCCGCGTCCTATCATCTGCTGCACTGGATCAATAGTACCATCCACGCCGCGTGGCAGGAGACTGCATCGCCCTTTGCCGAGCCGCCGCCCTTTGCCTTTGGGCATAATGGCACCTTGACCATTCCCACTCCCCTTGACCCACTCGTCGTTGCACCGGGGGATTGGGTAACCTACTGGCAAGGGGAGTGGGGGAAGTGTAGCGCGGATGATTTTCCAACCTTGTTTTTTGCCATAACACTACCGGAGGAACGATGACACAAGTAATCGAAACCCAAGACACCGAAGCCCTATCGATGTTAGGCCAAGCCTTAGACATGGAAAGTTACGAATATTTAGCGGATTATCGACCCTACTATTTAACCGCGATTTCCCATGCTCTGGCGCATGGCGTGACACCGGCAAAGATAGGTCAGTATGTGGCCGATAACACGACCAACGGACGTTCTATCGCTATGACCTGCGAAAAGGCGGCGCGGCACATCCAGAGATGTGAGGGGGGGGAGGGGTAAAGCCCACCTCACATTATTTTATGCACAACCTAGCACCGCGACCCTATCCTGGCAATGTGGCAGAGAACGCACTGATCAAAGAAAACCGCATCGGCGTGTTCCTGGCGAGCGTCGATTTGCTACGCGCCCTACCGGACGATCTCTTACGGCGCGTTTTTTCTCACTTCATGATCGTCCGCGCCGAAGCGCTCTTCGACAACGCTTCGATCCGGTATTGTGCATACTCGCCCCTCTTTGCACAGGTTGAAGAAAAAGACGAGCCGCCGAGCTATGAAATCACCGTCACAGGGGAAGGTGCCGATCTGACCGTAGAGGCAAGGAGCAACGCCGCGTGGGACAAGTAACCGATAAACCTTGGGAGCGTCAGGCGTGGGACACCGATGTTTCCCACTACAATTTTCAGACCTACTATCTAGCCCTTCCGCCAAACGAACGCAACCTACAAGAGGCGTATCGGCTCTATAGGGCGAGCAAAGGTCTACAGCGGGTCAGTATCAACGGTAGAAAGTTTCATGCTCCCGGGAACTGGCGAAACTGGGCCGATGGCAAAGATCCATATGGTCGTCGGCTACCTGGTTCTGCCTTTGCCGAGTCACTTCCCTGGATAGATCGCGCCCGCGCTTACGACACCTATCTCGCCACCCAAGCACAGAAGGCCGCCCAGGAAATGTGGACGCAGCGCCAACTCGATCTGCGCGCTAGGGAATGGGAGGCGGCTATCGATCTATTTGAACGATCGAAGCAGATGCGCCGCGCTCCCATCTTCCGGCAGACAACAACAGACGTTCTATCTGAGAATGGGAAAACGATCAATCGCACGATAGTTATTGAACCTGCGGATTGGCGGGAGGCAGATATTAGCCGTAGCGTGGAGGAGGCCAGCCGCCTCGCGCGCAAGGCGGCTGAGATGGATCAGGAGAAGTACAGCGTAGGGGATTGGCGACAAGAGTTGGCCCAGGTGGGTGTCGATCCAGATCTGTTTTACGATCTACTGGTGGCTACCCTCGCCGCAAAGCAGGCAGGCGCTAGTCTAGAAGAAATGAGAAACCAGCTCCGGTCTCTCATTTCGCAAGCTATAGGGTAACGAATCTGGACATTGCGCATTGCTATCTCCTTTGCTACATTATCCTTAATGGCATTACACAATAACACAGATTACGCGACCCGCAAAACAACGAAAATTTTTGTTATTTACGCCGGGAAACTACGAAATCTTGTTCGATCTTTCATCGCCAGGTCTACCGCCGCTTAGCACAAGATCAATCGATCAACTGATCAAGCAAGCCCGATCAGAGGCTGACGCGTTGCTAACGCAAGCGAGTATACGAATTATGACCGAGTATCAGGACGATCCGTGCGGATTCGTTCGCAACGAGTTGGGCGACACCCTTACGCCTGATCTAGAAAGGATCATGGAATCGGTGCGCGATTATCCGGAGACGATAGCTCGTTCCGGCAACGCAACCGGCAAAACTTTTATTGCTGCCCGCATCGCGGCCTGGTTCTACAAATGTCACCCCGGCGCAAAAATTTTTACAGCGGCCGCACCGCCCCTCAGTAATTTAACCAATCTATTGTGGGGTGAGATCGGCGCCATGATTACGCGCCACCAACGGCTCTTTGCCGGGGACAAAGTGACCTACTTGCGGGTAGAACGTAGCGACGACGAGTATTGGGTAGGCGTGACCATTCCCTCTGCCGGTAGCAGCGAATCCCGCGAAGCGCGCTTTTCGGGCAAGCACGCCCCCTACCTACTCTTTATCGTGGATGAGGGCGACGCTGTGCCCGTGGAAGTCTATAATGGCATCGAGAGTTGTATGTCGGGCGGTCACGCGCGCCTGCTCGTAATGTTTAACCCGCGCTCGACCCTGGGGCCGATCTACCGCAAAGAAGTGAACCAGGAGGCCAACGTGGTCACCCTCTCCGCCCTGGATCACCCCAACGTCGTGACCGGCATCGAGAGTATCAAGGGCGCCGTAACGCGAGACAAGACGGTGCAGCGCATCAATAACTGGTCGCGCCCCCTCACGCCTGGCGAGG